ATGATGGAATTCCCGATGGCCTTCTCCAACCTATATCTGTTGCTCGCCGTTTGCGTGGCGGGCGTGATCGGACTGGTGTCTGCACCACTGGCGATCCGAGGTGCGCGGATAGGGATCCGTGTGCTGCTGACGATCATTGGGGTGCTGATCGGGCTGCTCGTGCTCGAAGCGCTGCCGGTGTTGACCTAGATGACCCGGGGCCATCCGCAACCATAGGCCCGCCCGATTGTGGCGGGCCTCGTCATTTGAAGGCCGGAAAAACAAAAAGCCAGGCGATGGTTGCCTGGCTTTTGTTGTCTATGCGTTGGTCCCGCCGACAGGAACCATAGTGATGCCGGAGAACGGCGGCACAGAGCCAAATGCTCCAATTCGAAAAATATCAGTGCCCCTTCCTGTGCCCCTAAAAAAATGTGCTGCGTCAGGCGCGGGATTTGGGGGCATTTCCAACGAAACCGAGAGTGTACGTCAGTCCACTCCCGGCTCGCGCTCATAGGAATCACACGGGTAGCTGCTGTTCTGCAACCCTCGATCGCACCCCGCCACTACGTTCAAAAATAGCCCATCGCCTTGTCCTTCAAGCTCGCAGATGGCATGTGAGCACGTGCAGCACGTGCGCTCACGGTAGAACCAGACGATGTCGCTGGCCGCTAGATCTCCTCTGAGACCTGGGCATATTGGTTTGCTCATACTGTATAAATATACAGTACTCTGGACATGCAAATCGGCTGCTTTAACATGGCCCCACCCCACGGGAGCAAACCATGTGCTACTCCGCTCGAATTGAGGCCGACTATCGACGCTTTGTGAAGGAGTACGGCGCCATCATGTCGCTGGACGACTTCACGCGCATGATCGTGGAGTACTTCGAAGATCCAAAGCGCATGCGGTTGCCGAAAGCGATGACGGTCCCTTTCCTGAAATCGCCCGTCACGGACGAAGAAAAGAAGATCGCCGAGGTGCTGCGCGCACGGATGGCGGAAGATGAGCTCGAACTGCTGCAGGAACTGGGCAAACAGAGAGAGCGTCTTGAGAAAGCGCAGCAGTCGCTGACCGTGAAAGAGACCAAGAAAGCGACTGACGACGTGCGCATCGCCACAAACAAGATCGAGGCTATCAAAGGCAAGCTGGAAGACCTGAAGAGCACTGAGCTGAAACCGCGCGACTCGCGCATCTTCCCTGGCTGGTATGCGCCTGTGATGGTGTGGGAAAACGGCCGCCGCGTTGTGAAGCCCATGCGCTACCAATGCCGTCCGGCCGGCAAGCCAGCGTTTTACGACACCAAGTACCCGAGCACGTACAACGCCAGGATGGACAATTTGCGGGGATTTTGGAAGGGGCAATACGGCCACACGCACGGCGTGGTGCTGGTCGATGCGTTCTACGAGAACGTGGCCGGGCCGGAGGGAAAGAACATCGTGCTGGAGTTCCGGCCGGATCCGCCGCAGACGATGCTGGTGGCTTGCGTGTGGTCGCACTGGCGCGCGACGAAGCCGGGTGAACAGGATCTACTGTCGTTCGCGATTATCACCACGGACCCGCCGCCGGCGATTTCAGAGGCTGGCCATGACCGCTGTCCGGTGCCAATCAAGCCAGAAGACCTCGATGCGTGGCTCAACCCAGACCCGAACGACCTCGACGCGATGGACGAGATCCTGCGCGACAACGGGATGCCGCGCTTCGTGCACAGCGTCGCTGGCTGACGGCTACTGGCAAGCAGCCAAAGCCGCGCGCAAACGCGCCTCGTACCCCTTTCGCAACTCGACCTCAGCCAGCGCGGCCTTGTAGAAATCGAAGTCACTGGCCGACGAAGGCACCGCGGCGAGCGGCCACGCCGGCACGGGGACGTCCGGCGCCTTGCATGGCACGGGAACCGGCACTTTCACCTCCACGGGCTTCTCAATGACCTGCGGCGCGTTGGCGCAGCCGGCCAACAGTAGGCACAGCAATGCGGCCCGGATCATGGTTGGCTCCCGCTGTAGCTCACGCGCAGGGCGTGCAGCGACGCGCAGGCATCGACGCCAGGCTGTTGTGCCAGGATGCGGCCGGCGGCAATGCTGTACTTGGCCTGATCGGCTTGGGCCGCCTTGTCGGCGGCCGCAGCTGCTGCCTCGCGCGCAATCGCCGCCTTCTGCATGTCGGTAACGGCCTGACTCTGCCGCGCCAGGGATGCGCCCAGTGCCTGGTTGTCGCCCTCGGCTTTCGCGAGAGCCGTTTGCACTTTCGCCAGTTCGGCGCGTGCCGCATCTCGCTCGTGCTTGTAGATCATACCGACGGCGGCGGCCATGCCGATCACCAGAAGGACCGCCACGATCAAGATGCGCTTCACGTCGCCAAAAAGCCAGTCGATGGCCTTCTCAATCAGCATCAGCATGGTGGATCACCTCGTTCGGTGTGAATTGGTAGCCCTCGATCGCGTACCGCTGTGCGATCCAGAGCGGGAACGGCATGTCGTGGATGCCGGCGTCCTTGCCCGTGTGGTGCTGCTTGCAGAGCAGTAGCCCATTCACGGTCATGTCGTCGACGAACAGGTATGGGTCAGCCGGCACCAAGTACTGCGCTGCCGCCCTCCCTTCAACGGCGGGTGCCGCCACGGCCTTGGCACCCTTGAAGAAGCCATCCCAGTCGAACGCCGCTGCGCGCGCGCCAAACTCGCCGGCCTTCGCCTGTGCGGCGACGCGCTCCCAGTTGATGAGATTGGCCAGCGACCGCTCGATCGGATGGTGATGCGCCTCCAACGGGTGGCCGCTCTCTTCCGCCGTGGCGTTGCAAATGAAGCAGCGGCCGCCCTCGCGCTCGATCAGCTGCTTCTTCGTGTGCGTGAACAGCGCGGTCGTGACGCGGGCTTCGTGCCCGGGCAGCAGCACGTCGACGGCCAACGTCTCTTTCTCTTCGTGGGTATCAGTGACGGCCATCAGGCCCTCCAGAAATGCAAAAGCCCCGCGCGTTGCGGGACTGCAGATTGGCGAAATGAGTCGCTATACTCAAAAGATCAATCGGAGTGATCCATGTCTGAAAAGCTATCGTTGGAATGCAGTAAAGGACCGGACGTCACAATTGACGTTCCTGATGACTGGACAAGTATCACTCTCGTGATCAAGCGCACCACAGGATTGGAGGAGATTACGGTCACCAAAATGCCCGGGGGCGGCGCATCAATTTCTGGCCAACAGTGGGCTGGCGGCGGCGCTGGAATGCGCGGCATTTTTTCAGGCGCCGGCGGAGGCACGAGCTACTAAGTCAAAAAACCCTAAGTTGTGCCTTTGCGCGCTCCCATAGCGCCCGGCGGTCGGCGATGCCGTTCGTGCCGCCGTTGATGGCCCGCGTGAGCCCAACGAAGTCGCCGCGATCGGCAAATCTGTTCAGGTTGTGCTGCACCCAGAACCACGCCGCCGATGCGGCTGCGTTTTGCGGCTTCTCCAGCAGTTCTGGCTGTGTGATCAGGTCGAGACCAAGAACCGTGCCGCAGGCGGCGTAGTTCTTGCGGCCGGTGATTTGGATCAGACCGCGACCGAGAAAGCGCTTACCGTCTCCGGGCTGCGTGTTGCCGAGGTCCGCCCTGCCCTCATACCTCACCTGGGCCGGCGTCGGCCCCCAGATCTCTCGCAGGTAACGCAGCTGGCCGGATTCATGCCCGACCTGTGCCAGGAAGGCTGCAGCACGTGCCGGAGTGTTGATCTGCCGGAACAGCATCACGTCAGACAGGATGGGGGCGAACACATCCGCGCGCGCGCCGGCCAGCGGCATGATCGCGTGCAGCTGTGTGGCAGTGACAAGAGGGTCAGACATTCGTGCCACCTGCTGCGATCTTGCGCGCGTCGTCCACGACCTCGGCGGCAATCTCCGCCAGGTCCTTGTCCTTGCGCTTGTTCAGGAAGTTGAAGGCCCAGCGGACAATCGACCAGCCTGGCAGCCCGCAAACGAAGTAGATGCCACCCAGCGCCATGGCCCCGTTGGTCGTGGTCATCCAGGTGGCCAGTCCCCAGTACTGGATCACCGCCGCACCTCCGCATAGGCTGGCCACCACCGTCGAGATCAGGGCAACTGCCCACTCGCCGCGCGTTCGCGGCAGCGTCATCACCATCACCACAATCGTCGCAAGCACGCTCGCACCTCCTGCCACGGCGGCCGGGCCACCTAAGGCTTTGAAAGCGGCCGCACCTGCGGCCCCTGCTGCCGCGCTTCCGCTGATTGGTTCAGACATTCAGACCCCCAGAAATGAGAAAAGCCCGCTCATTGCGGGCTATGGTTGGTATTTCTTGACAAGAATCTGCCGAATTGGTTGAACGACCTCTCAGGCTGTTCACCCGGATGAATGCTGCAGATTAAGTAATGCGGCTCTCCATCCAGGCACCCTTGAGAGGTCGCCTGGATTTAGTACACTCCGCAAGTACGGAAGCGACACAAATAAGAAGATGACACCGGAATCACAAAAACTAGACTCAGTACAGTGCCTACGCGGCATCGCAGCGATGTCCGTCTTCATCTTTCACATGCGGTTTCAGTTCCCAGTGGGCGTGAAAGACGTCGACGAGTTCGTGTGGAACGTCGTGATGAAAGGATTTCTGGGCGTCGATATTTTCTTCGTCATCTCTGGCTTCATCCTCGCGTGGGTAGGCGTGCTCTCCCGCCGCAATGGCCCGGTATCGCCAATCGAATTCGGCATCAAACGCGCTTTTCGGGTTGCTCCCGCTTTCTGGGCAAGCATGGCAGTCATTGCCTATTTTCTTGGCCGCGGCGCCACCGACGACCACCTGCTGAAAATGCTTGCCTTCTACCCGATCGGCAACTTGCAGGCCCCGTACTACTCGGAAATCCTCAATGAGGTGGGCTGGACGCTGAACTATGAGATGGCGTTTTATGCCATCTTTTGCGCCTGTCTGGTGTTTGGCCGATTCGCCTTGGCGGCAGTGTCGCTCGCACTCGCAGGCTTGGTGCTGATCGCCCCGCTGGCTTATGGCTACATGCCGTCGATCAACCCGAACGTCAGTGTCATCCCGTTCAACAACATGTACCTCCGGGGAATGACGAATCCGCTCATGCTGGAATTTCTGATCGGGATTGGTTGCGCGTGGGTCTATGCGAAATACCGCGATCGCGTATCTGGGGGCTTCTCTCTTGCGCTTGTCGCGGTCGGCGCCTTCTTTTTGGCACTCTCATACGTCATTGGCGATCAAAAATTTTCGCTTTTGAGAGCCGCTCCACCGACCGCCGTGTTGCTAGTTGGCGCCCTCTTTTCCGAACACCATGGGCGCCTCAAAGTTCCGCGCTTCGCCGTGTGGCTCGGGGATATTTCCTTCGCTCTGTACCTGACCCACTGGACGCTAGAACGCTTGGCCATCAAGTACTTCCCACACCCGATCGGCATCGCAGGCGAATGGGGAAGAATCCTGGTACTGACCGCCATCGGATTGATCGTTGCCCAATTCTGGAAGCGATACATCGAGGATCCGACCGCAGCGTGGGGACATGCGCTAGCCAAAACATTTCGCTTTCGCCCCCAATTGACTGGGAGCAGAGCGGCGCCAGTAAGTGCTGATTGACTCGAAACCAGTCAGCAGCAACACCAGCGGTATGGGCTCTGTTACGCCGGCTGAGAAGGCCAAGCCGGCGTTGCCTGAGTGAGATCCGCTCGATTGACAGCGACGCGGTATTGCTTCCATGACGTGAGCGCTGAGGACTCAGCAGAGGTCGCTACCCCAAGGTCAGCCGCGTCTTGCAGCGGCGCGATGCGGGCCGTAGCGATGCCAAGCAGGGCATCTCGCGTTGACGTATTGCGCGCCAGAATCTATGCAGGGCTTGGTGCCGGCGGAATAAACATCGAAAACTTGCCACCACTGTACGCGTCACCGACATTGACTGCGAGACCGGTCACGTCAACGAGCGTGGCAACCAGGTCCGGGATGAAACGCCGATCAATGGGAACCTCATCCCCGGCCTTAAACATGGGCCAGTCGGCCATGATCTGTTCGCCTTGCGGAGGTGCCGGTGCGTCTACCTCATAGACCATCGGTGCAATGATTTCAGCCACACGGCCGTTTTCGATTCGTGCGTAGGTCTTCATTTTCACCTCTTATGCGTACTCGTAGACGATCACGACGCCGGGCGCACCGGCACCGCCTGCTTGTGCTGCGGAGCTGATACCTGAAGTCGCGCCACCCGCGCCGGCGCCGAATGTGGTGGCGGTCGAGCCCGGACTAGTCGAATTGACCGCAGTCCCCCCGGCGCCAAATGGCGTATTGCCCCCAACACCGGAAATGAAGTCCGTCAGGGAAATCGTGAGCCCATTGCCGCCGTCTTGGCCTCGACTGCGAACGATGTTTCCGCTTGCTGGCTGTGACGCACCACCGCCTGGGGCGGAAATGCTGGAGGGGGCAAACGCACCGCGCCCGTTGCTGCCAGTACCGCCCGCACACGACAGTAGCGCACCGAACGATGTGGTGCCACCCGTACCACCATTGCCCGCGCTAGACGCCCCAGCCGTGCCGGCCGCACCGATCGTGATGGCGGCACCTGAAAAGCCCGAAGTAAAGCGCGCGCGCGCATAGGCGCCAGCGCCACCACCACCAGTCACCGAGATTGTGCTGGAGCTTGTCGCCGACGTTCCGCCGCTACCGCCCCCGCCACCGATGGCCTCGACAACAACGCTCGTCGTACCGGCGGTAGGCGTGTAGGTAGCGTTGGCTGTGAATATCTGGATATTCAACAACCGGCCAACAGCTTGGCCAAGCTGCATCGCGTGCTGGCTCTGCGTGGCGGGGCCAACAAAGACGGGGGCACTATTCGGGCCAGTGCCGAGCGCAACGAGGTTGGCCTCTTGCGAATAGATAGAGGGTGTCGATCCGGCCTCGATCTTTACCCGCTTAAATACAATCCCGTAGGCAGCAGCCGTCACCGATGTGAAAGCCGCAACCCACCGCACATATGCAGTGTTTGCGGGTGTCGTAAGGACAACGCTCTGTCGCGTTACAGATGCCCCATTTGGAACGGCATATACGGTAGTGTCACTGGCAAGCGACCCGCCTGAACTGTTGTACGGTTGCAAGTAGATCGCTACTTGACCAGCACTAACCCCAAGTGCGCCAATGTCAAAAGCACAGGTAATCTTAACACCCGGGCCGACAGGTACGGCAGGGCTCAATTCAAAAGAACTGGCAGCACTGATACTGGAACCATTGGCAAAAAATGTACCTACGCCGCCAAGCGCATCGCTAAATGCCGAAAGATTGGTGAATGAGTACCCTGCATTCCCGAATTCGCCGGACCCATTGAACAGCAGATTCGGGTAGTAGGTTTGCCCCAACTGCAAGGCGTGCTGGCTCTGCGTGGCGGGGGCGACTTGCTGCGCTCCTCCCGCGCACTCCATGAGCACGGCAATCGGGTTCCCAGAGTTCACGCCGGTGATGGTGGCACGCATCATGATCGCGGTGCCATTCAGCGCGAGCTCGCCGCCTTGCAGCGGTTGCAGGCCTAGACCGTAGATTGGAATCGGGGGCAGGCCGTCCGGTGCGTAGGTCGAAGCACTGTTGTTAGCGTGAGCGATCTTGACCTGTTGGACTACGCCATCGACCCAAGTGCCGGAGGTAAGGGGCGGGACGTTGACTGCCGTGTAAGCGTTCGCTGCACCCGTATCGGCCAAGATGACGCCGGTCTTGGTCGCGCTTCGGATCGCTGAAACGAGATTCGCCTCGAGCGTCGCTGTCGTACCGTCATCGGTCGAGTTCTGGCCAGAATAATCCGCAGCGAACTGGCCCAGCACAGCAGCCATGATCGAGCTCTGGCGCCATGTCTTGTTCATCTGCGCCGAGTTGGCGACGCCCGACTGGTAGCCGCCGGACAGCAGCGATGTGAGGGCTGCGTATGCCGCTTGCGAGAGGACATTTGCGCCGCCGCCGTATGCGAACGGAAGAAAATCATTCGTTGCCATTCAGGCTCCAGAAAATAAAAAAGCCGCCCGAAGGCGGCTTGTTTCGATGCATGTGGATGTCAGGCGGCGACGGCCCAGGATCCGGTGTCGAATCCACTGACGTACTGGTTCTGGACGTCGAACCCGAACAGCGGTGTGTTGTTCACGGACGGCACAACGTAGTTGGCGTGCACGCCTTCAGGCTTGAGTGGCAAGTAGCCGCCCGAGAACAGCGCGCGCAATAGCGCGCTCGGGATCGCACCTGAGACGCCCACCGTCATCGTCATGTCCTGGTTGTCCTGGATGAAGATGTAGCTTCCAGAACCATTGAACAGGTTGGCGTACGCTGCCGCCGCGCCCGGCACGGTTCCGTCCCAGCTATTGGCTGCGATCTTGGCGCGTATCAGTGTGCGGAACGTTGCGTCATCCAGGGATGTGAGCCCCGTGCTCGGGTCGAACGGCCCCTGCCAGTTCCCTTGATCGAAGCCGAGGCCAGCAGTATCGAGAGAGAAGTAGACGCTCAGCGGCGTCTTGACCTGTCGCTTAATGCCGGCCCATAACCCGACCGCATCCAGCTGCACGCCCACCGCTTGGTCAAGATCGAACGCTGCCGGAATCGACTGGGCAACATTTATCTGGTCGGCGAAGCACTGCGCGACGACAGACATCATCGCCATGAATTTCGGCTTGTCTGCATGCTCGGTGGTAATGAGCGCGGTGTAGTCAGAAGCCTGTGCCATATCAGGTCACTGTGATCGTTACGGCAGACGAGGGAGTGAGAATCTGTCCAGCGTGATTGAATGCCAGCGGAACGTCTGGCGTGCCTGCACCTCCCGGCCCGCTTAATGTGAACGAGGTGATGCGGAAGGTATTGCCGCCCGGCACGGACTTCGCCGCCGAGAGCGCCGAGTCCCACTCGACAGTGCCGCCAGGCGCCCCCCCAATCGCTACCGCATTGACGTATGCCGCCACTGCAGCCTGGATCGCCGCACCGATGGAGGTCGTGTAGCCGGCCAGCGCCTTGAGCGTGATCGCACATGAGATGGCATCGTACGTCGGGCGATAGAAGCCGATCGGGTGCGCGATGCCGTAGGCGTCCGTTACAGAGACGGTCGTTGTGCCATATGTACCGGTCCCGGGCGTCTTCTTCGCTGCAATGGCCTGCGCGATGGCCGTGGCATCACCGCCTTCGACGACCAGATAGATGTTGTTTCCCGGAATGCCGTTGGCATCCGTCACTTTGGTGTCGTTTTCGTAGGGCGTCACGCGCGTGACGCCTGGTACGGCCCAGACCGCGCCGACGGTGCCCTCAAGCACAGTGCGTGACGGCAGCGCCGTCGATACAGCTTGCCGCGCCTTCAATTGCGAATCCGTCTCGACAGGCGAACCCGCAGCGGCTGCCGTCAAGTTCGTGACGGACTGCCAGCCGAGAGTGGGCGTGGCAATCTGGTTCACAGTGCCGATGCCGGCCTGTACAGCACCGGCTGTCTGGCACGTCGCCGTAACGGTAATGGTGCCGCTCGGCGGAATCGTCACTCTTGCTGGCAGGCTCCACTTGTTGCCGTTCGAGTCCTGCGTTACGCCATTGATAATCGGCGTTCCAGCCGTGCCCACGATCACTTGGTCGACGGTCGAATTCGTGGGCGTATTGCGTTTCAGCCCGTTGATCTTCACCGCACTGGAGAGGTTGGCACCCTGCGCCGTCGCCGGCGAGTACGCGTTGTAGGTGCCGATGATCGCAGCGTTCAGATCGTTTATCGGCGTTGCCAAGCATGCCGCCAGGAATTGATAGTCCTGCGAGTCGTTCCCGAGATAGATGTCGTTGCCGTAGATGCCCTGATATTTGGCGATGAGGTAGCCCAGCACATCGGAGAAGGCGGGCGCGGCGATGCCGGTAGCGCTGATGACCGGTGCGACTGTGGTGATGGTCATATGGTGGCCGAGAGAGCTATTTGCCCGTACTGGGTGTTGATCGTCGCGATAACGGACAGCGTCCGTGCCTGGGTGTTCGGCGTGCTTGCGTAACTCGTGATCTCCGTGACACCTTCGGTGCCAAGGATCCGGTCACGGATGGCACCGTCGTACTGGTCTTTGGTGTACTTGCCGAGTACCTCGGTGTTCCATGGCATACCGTCGGTCACATCCAGAAACCATTCGCCGAGCGTCATGCCGAGCCGGGTCTGCACCGCCTGTGCGACCGCTTCCGCCTGATCACGGTAAAAGTCTGCCTGCTGGTGCCCAAAGACATAATCGCCGTTGGCGTCTAGCTTGCGATACCGCATGGGAATCCTTAGTTGACCGTGCCGCTGTTGCCGCTGCCAGGTTGAACGCCGTTGTGGGTGTGCGTTTCGTCGACGCGTTTGCCGTTCGCTGTGATCTGGCCGATGACGTTCAGGACCCCGTTGAACACAGCCGCGGCGCCGCTGGCGGCGCTGCCCACCATGCCGCCGACGAAGGTCAGTAGCCCGCTGATCGTCACGCCGGCGGAGAAGGTCGACAGCGGCGCAATGACGTCGAAGCCACCTGGCGCCACGATCTTTACTTTCTTCGTGGCCGGATTCAGATCGATGTAGGTGGCGCCATCATTGCTGCGCAACTGCGCGCTGGCGGTGCTGATGCCTGCGATCTTGGTGGTCTGCGAGAAGAACCCCACGAACGCGAAACCATCGCTGAGATCATGAATCCGCGGTTCCATCGGCGCCTGCACGCCACCCGACTGCCACCACCCATCGATGCATCGCGCAGCGAACACAACCAGGCACTCGTCGCCGCTGGCGACGGGGAAAGTCAGCGTGCATCCACCACCCCGCGGAAAGTGCACCGGCACGTCGACGAGCAGCGGCAGGTTGACGAACCGCGCGCTGCCGTCGGGCGCGTGCACCAGGCCTTTTATGGCCAACTGCACAGTGGCTGTAATAGCGCCAGGACTGAACGACTGGATGATCCCGGGCATGGCTGTCCAGATGCCCGATTTGAGCCCTTCCAGCGCCACACGCAGTGCTTCCTCGGGGTCATCCCACAGTTCTCGGCTATCCACTGGTCACCGCGTTTGTGTAAGTCGATGTCAGCGGGGCGGTGCCATTCACGCCCTTGCAGATCATCTCGGTATAGAAGTCTTGGCCACGTGTGTCCCCGGTCTGGGACATCGCAAAGACCTTGTAAAACCCGTCGTTGTCCAAGCTCGGGAAATAGTTGGTCGCCTTGTAGTCGACGCTGAGCGCTGCCTTTTGGATGCTGGCGTTGTCGACCTGAATTCGCGATCCCGGCTTGATGTTCGGATTCAGCAGGCATTTGACGATGATGCCGTCGACGGTCTGGATAGGCACGCCGACCATGCCGGTCGCGGACGTCAGGACGACTGCTTCACCTGGCACAAAGCCGTTGATTGGCACCATGTTCAGCTGGCCGTCCTGTACGGCCCAGTGATTGCCACTTGCGCCGGCGAGTTGCCGCATGTGGTCGCGCGCCATTCCGTACATCACTTTGCCGCGCGGCAGCTGCGTGGGCGCGAAGGCTGGCGAGAAGCCTGCAGCGATGCCGTATTGCGCCATCGACTGCAGAACTGCGCGGTGGAAGTCGGTCTGCGTCCAGCCGGCCGCCAATGTCGTGTTGACGACGGACCAGTTGTACGCCTCGTCTCCATCGGCGGCGATGATGTCGATGAAGGTGTCGGTGGCGTTTTCTCGCCCCTCGCGAACCTGCTTGATCGCACCCGAGAAGATGAGGCCGAAGTTGTCACCATATCCAGCCTGCAGAAAGACCTGCTGGAATTCTTCCTGGACGCTCTTTGCAGTTGCATCGGAGACGTTGTAAACGCGGATGGTCGTGCGTTTCGGGCTTTGGGTGGTCGCACTCCAGATGGTGAACTTGACGTGCAGCGAAGAGAGATCGAGGCCTTTGCCTGTCGCGCTTCCTACGATCAGACTGACCCGGCGAATCCACTGTTGCGTCATCAGGGCACCACGCAGTAGAGGTGTGATTCCGTTCCAAGGTTGGTGAAGGTAGGCGGCGCATCGGCAGCGTCCGTTTGTACCCAGAGTTCGAAGCCAAACGCCATGTAGGCGTACTGGGCCAACAGATTTACGCCCGTGACAAGCGGGATGCCGGACAGCAGGGGATTCCCGCTGGCGTCTGTAATGTCGAGGAACCAGCTTCCCGCCAGGTCGCGCCAGGTGAGCGCGAACTTGTAGACAACGCCTACCAGCGTGATCGTGAAGTCCTGCGGCACTGACGTCAGCGGGATCTCGAAGGTGGAGGCCATCAGTTCGCCAATCGGTAGAGCAGGCTGGTGTTCGTTGCCTGCGGCTGCTTGGTTCCGGTATTCGAAGAGTCGCCAGTCTTCTGCGGCATTGCCTGGTTCTCGGCTGGCACGAGCTGGGTGGTGACCGTCTTGACGATGATCACCTCACGACACTGTGCGGTGACAATCAGAGCGTTCTCAGTCTTGACGTCGGTGGTCGTGCTAAGCGACCGGAACAGCATGTTCTGGTACTTGCGCTTGCCAGTCGAGATCGTGAATGGCGTGCGCAGCGCCTGTAGCGCGAGCAGCTGCTCGTACGCGTGCTTTACGTAGTCATTCAGCTGCAGCGAGAACAGCGCACCCAGGCTGCTGTTTGTCCATCCGATAGTGATGGTCAGCTCCGCAGGTTTCTTGTACGCATGGTCAGAGATCTGTGCACCTTGTTCGACGGGATGGTCGGTGATCACCAGTTCGTCGTGGTGCACCTCCTCGATCGTGAGATAGAGCGAGAAGGGCCCCATCGTCGACTGGATGGACCGCTTCGGCATGAAGTACGCGCTGATGATGTCCGCGCCCGCAACTGCCGCAAGGGCGATGCCGCTCGTTACAAGACTCGTCATTGAGCTGCTGTCCTCATGTTGCGCACCAGCCGCTGGTTCACGCCTTCCTGCGCCTGCGCGACCGCCTGCGCGGTGCCCTGGGCGTCACTGCCACCGGTCACATGGATCGTTGTTTCCTGACTCACGTGAACAGGCGCCGCCGCCGCGGGTTGCGTGCTGGAACCCCGGACCGCCGAGGCAGAGGCGATCTGCTCTGCGCTGTACGGGTTCTTGCCGTTCTCGACCTTGATGATGGCGTTCATCAACCCTTGCACGACATTCGGATCATTGAGGTCGAGCGAAGCGTTGGAATCGACACCGAGGCGCTTGGACACGCTGTTGATGTACGCCTGCGTGTTGTTCTCGCTGGGTGGGGCAAACTTCGAAATGATCGCGCGCACGCTGTTGATGCCGCGTTGTGCGTACAACCGGAGTTGATGCGCGAGAGCCTGCAGACCTTCCTCGGCCGTTTGAAAAACAGCAAACCGCCCGTTTGGGCCCGCTTCGCGGGTCGCACCGGTCTGGCCAACGTAGTTCAGGTTGCCCGGATTGTTGTTCCGGATACCGCGAGGTTGGCGTGCGCCACCTTGCGCGGGCGCTGAAGCAGTTGCCTGCGTTGGCGCTGCTGCGGGTACCGGAGAAGCCGCGGGTGCTGCCGGCTGCGGCGCTGGTGCCGGAGCCGATGACGGCGCTGGCGCCGAAGCTGGCTTCTGGTCAGACGCCTCCCCGCCATACGGCTTGCCCTGCCCACCCGTGAACTCGCCCACGGCGAACTTCAGACGGTCCCAGTCCCGGTGCCAGATGGCGTCGATGGCGTCGACCGCTGCGATTGCGCGGTACATCATGTCCGACAGCAGATCCTTGATCCAACGGATCCCTTCGCCTGCTGCCTTGATTCCTGGTTCCCACTGTTCCCAGTCGATGAGGCTCTTGCCGCCTTCCTTCCAGACCTTGTAGTCGTCATAGAGCGCCAGAATCGCCGCCCCTACCGCAACAATGCGGCCGACGGGCGTTGCCAGAAACCCTGCAGACAGCAGCTTCCAGGCGACGCCCAGAGCCGCAACCGTCTCGATAATGGTCTTGACGGTGCCGTCGAGCCCATTGAACCAGTCGACCACGGCGCCAATAGCCTGCATCCCGCGCAGCGCGAGAGTGCTGATCACGTCCGCCACCATGAAGATGCCGTTGGCTACCTTTTCGATGATCCCTGCGATGCGCCCGAAGTTGTCGACCACGCCATCGCGGAAGCGATGCAGGTCACCCGACAGCTTCGTTGTGAGGGTCGTCGCAACCTTTTGGCCGAGGATGATGAATGCGGCGCCCAGGCTGCGCACCTCGTTCATAAACTCATGGGACGACTTGGCCGCGGCCTGCGAGTCCATGCCGGCCTTGGCCAGCATTGCCCGGTACTCGTCGCCGAACTGGCCCATGCCCTCGCGCATGGCCAGCCAGATAGCTTCTCGAGCGCTTGCGCGACCTTGATCGTGCGCACGTCCGGTCCACCCCATTCCGAGAACGATAGGCCCGTTTCACGCTCAAATTTGGCGATCTCTTCCTTCAGCCGGGCGTAGTCACGCGTGAGAACCTTGACCTCCTGTTCCACCCGATGATCGACGGTCGCTTGTAATGCGGCGCGCTCGGTTTCCAGCTTCTCGGCAGACATCGCCTCCAACCCTTCATGCCCGCGCCTCATCAGCGACGCAAAGAAGCCGCGCGTAATCGGCTGCGCATCTAGCTTGGGGCCTGCCTTGACCTGCAATAGACGGTCGGGTCGCATTTCGAGCAGCCCCCACGTCGGCGGCAGCTCTCCATCAACAACCACACCCTTCGGTGCAACGATCGTCCAGTAGTCGCAGAATCGCTGGATCTCTTCGGCCTTGGCCGGGTCCTTCAGTTCGCGTAGCCAATCACCACGCGATACCTTGATCTCGAACCCATGGACGGCATGCCCGCGCGATTGCCACAGATTCACGGCTACGGCGTCGGCATACCGCGTGCCGCCGCCGGTTCTGGGGGCGACCTCAAACATGGTCGCCCACTCCGGGGCAGCAAATTTCGTTGCGATTAACCTGCGAGCCAGCTGGGCGGTGTATCGAACGGTGGAATCTCTATCGGTGCTCATTTCAAGCCACCTCCATTCCTTTTTGCGCCAGCTCGGCGAAGATCATCTGAAAGCCCAAGCCCTCAGCAATACGAGCCTCAATACGCGCTCCACGCGAGTTTTCCCAGCCTTGAAGCAGGTAGATCGCATCGCACGTTGAGAGCGCACAGATGTCCTTGCGCATGCATTCGAGCCAGCCCGCCGACGGATCGGCATTGATCTCGGCGGGGTTCACAACATCATGGCCTTCGGCACGCAGCACGCGGGCGGCGGTGTGGAATGCCTCGAAATTCAGGTTGGGCAGGCCTGTCATGGGCCCGGCAACGTATATGCGCATCAGACGGCCTCCAGCGCTTGGATGGCCAGCGTGCGCAGCGCGTCGTACTGCGCGCGCGTGATCGTCACCATGTCGGCCGCGGGTGCGGCTTCATCGGCTTCGGCGAGCTGCGAGAGGTCAACGCCGAGGAACGCCAGCAACTCGCAGAACTTCTTGAGCTGCAGCCCGTGCCCACGCCCGTTGTGGAAGCGCGAGAAGTTGGACGGTTCGACACCGATCGCCTCTGCCACAGCCTTCTGCGTGTGCTGCGCGATGCGGCGCATTACCACAATTTCGTTCTTGTCAGCAACAAGCATTCGTTGCTCCCACATGCATGACGCGTTCCATACGATTCATCCCAACAAGACAAACGCGCTGGGGCGCCGCACTGGCATCCAGCAGGGAAATAGAAAAAATGGGAAATGGATGCCTCTGGTGCTTGCCCAAACAGCAAGCAGCGCGAACGGCGCGAGCGCGCCGGTTCTGGACACATGCGATCGCGTGCGACATGCGCGGCATGCTCAACCCCTCGGACGGGCCGAAGCCCGGTTGTTCGTTCTGGCGCGCCAGGCGGCGCAGTATTGGTGCTGCTCGGCCGGCTCTCAGGCGGCCGCGGGACCAGGTGCGGAATCTGCCAACTCAGGCCAGATCAGCTGCCAGTCCTCAGGACGAAGATCCTTGCGCGTGACGGCCCCGCCCGTAGCCTGCTCGATGGCAACACACCGAATCGGCGAGATCGCCGAGGTGCCCGCTGCCATCTGAGACAGGAAGGAAATCGACACGCCGATGGCCTCTGCCAGGCGTGACGGGCCTCCCCGCTCGAGCGTCGATAGGTACGTCTTCAGGTCCATGGGAATTCACACAAGTCTTCGTCGGCAGAAGTTTATTAAACACTAAACACTGGGTCAAGTGTTTGCTTGTTTAGCTTTTGCTAATCAAACTGGCATCATGAAAATTGCGGACATCCGGCGCGCGCGGCTACGTGAGTGGTTTGCTACGCGAAGCCTTCCAGAGAAAGAAAAGAGCTACATCTCCCAACTGATGGGAGGGAAGGCCTCTTTTGGGGAGAAAGCTGCCCGCCGGCTCGAGCGCGACTACGGCATGGGAGAAGGTTCGCTTGATGTCCCGCTCGAAGAGGACGGCATCCCGCAGGTTGTCGCGCACACGAAGCCTCACAGGGGCGGGGTGGAAGCGCTTCCGCTTGACGTCGACGCGCTGAAGGACGCGCTGGTTTTGGTCAAGTTCGTCATCCTGAAGTTCGACCTGGATCCCTTGCCGACCTCAGAAGCGAGAATGGCCTCGTCCGTCTACAAGAAAATAGTGGAGGAGCGCGTCAGGGATGAAAAAGTGCTTATTGAAGTAGCACGGAGTGCGGCATAACAACCGTTTGCGCGATTCTGTTTACGCGTTAAGCTTACCGACCCATGGTGGGGAGGTGAGAATGTCACTAAAAGACGAGCTGGATGAATTCATCCGGACCGGAAAAGTTAATTCTGCAAAGCGTCAGCCAGGCGTACTGATCGAGAACAGTCTCGTGTTCATCGACATGCGGCCGTCCCGCGTCATCGACCAGGAACAGCCGCAACCTCATTCAAGCAACGTCATCCCCCTGCGCCGTCCCGGGCGGCACTGAACCGGGCGCGGCCGCTGGGAATGTGCCGGCTTGGCGCCACATGTTGGCTGCCTTTTCATCGAAGATGAACACCGGTCCCATGACGATCATGACCACGTTCCCACTGCCGAGCGCGACCTTGCTGGTTGGGTCAACTGTTGCGCCGTTTTCTGCATCCGCCATTCCTGCACCCGAATTAAATTTTCGTTTTAACAGATTTAAGCTAAGTGCAAATCACGAATTGCGCAACGGGGCGCAATTACAGGGGAAAGCGTTTGGGGACTCAGAGTCACGGCAAGCGTTTTCGCGTCAGTATTTTGCAACGCTGTTGGCACCCTGCTTTAGAGGGGGATGGTAATCCGTGAAAAGGATTTTGATTCTCGTTGCGATGATTTCGTCGTGCCCTGCGCTCGCTGCCGACTATGCGGCAGACCGAGAAGCCGTTCGGGTGGTTCAAAACCTACTCGAGCAGGACTTGGCCACTACGTCTGCCGGCGGCAAAGGGGTTCTTCCCGTGCCGCCTGGCGCTGATCCCAAGACGATCATCGCTGGTATCGAAGAATGGCTGTCTGGTCGCGATGCCGATGCTGCCAATCTGCTGCCGCAGGCGAAAGTCGACGTTTTCCGGGTCTACTACGCTGCCACGTTGTTGCCCAAGGACACGGCGTGCCTGGATGCCGCGTTACCCGCTCGCTGTGAACAGGAGCTGATGGGCGCGATCGAGCGTGTCAAGGATCTCCGTGCCCCCTATGTCGCTGCTTATGCGGCTGCACGCGGACCGCTGGGGTTGCCCCCGCTTTCGCAGGTGCCAAAGGGAACCGCAGCGAGCGCTGCCTTGCCGGTGCCGCCTAAACAGGCTCTGGCATTGGCCGACCAACAGTGCGACGACATTGGATTCTCGTCCGGCCGGCAAGCGATCGCTGAGATGTGCAAACGAGACAACCACCGCGCCTATGACGAGCTGCAAGCGATGCGGTCTGATCCTGAGATCCGGCCGGACTTATGGGCAGCCTGTTCGAAAGCGGTAGGTTTCCAGGTCTCGACCAGCTTTCCTGGATGGTCGCAGTGCGCTCGCTTCATACGGACGTCATGCGCAGCCTCTGGAATCCGAGGTGACTCTGACATCCAGCGTTGCCTGCGCGCCATCCAGAACGGCGGCTGGATACTGAACTCAGCCGCGAAGTAGCGCCCCCATCCTCAAACAGCCCGCTCTGGCGGGTTTTTTTTCGTCCCGAAATTCCCAGGACGGACGCTGCAAGTCGCTGGCGTCCATCGTTTAGCAAAAAAAGTTTAGTGAACGCTTGACGTAGGGTTTAGTGAACAATAAACTTCAGCCCAATCAAGCACGACGTGCAACCGCTCTTTGACAACCCGGTAGATGAACAGATGCGAGGGCCACCAGGCCGACAGCATCCAGCCCTGTGCCCCGGGCGGCTGAAGCAAAAGCGCCGGGAAAGGGCGGCCTCCGGGCCGCCACTGCCTGCCAGTCAGGAGGCAGCGCCCAGCGATCGGTGGCGCGGTAACCGATCGCAACCGTCCCTGACCCGGAGCCGTAGCCAACCGGGTGTAGCCGGGCAGGGACGTAAAGCAATGGACGCTTTACCAGTGCGGGCCGTGAGCCCGCAGCGGTAAGGGATCCACGGGAGGAAGAGATGACCCATGCAACCACCAATCGCGTGCAGAACGCGAACGCCGCGGTCCGTCGCCTGACCGGCGCGGCACTTCTGTTTCGCGTTCGTGCGAAAGCCGCCGCCAAGGCGTTTGCGCAGTTCACCCAGGCGCTACACGAAGGGCAGCCGCTGCTGCCAACCACAACGGCACGCGCATCGCATGAAACCCCAAGACCTCTATCTCCGCATCGCCGACCCGACCGGCAAAAACAAAGTGATTGTCACCCAGCACCGTGTCTGGGATGCCGACCGGTTCCTCGCGAATCAACAGCGGGCATATGCCGAGGCGAAGGAGTCGGCTGATCGTCGCGTCGTGAGCCTCGCGACGAGCGACGAATACAAGAAGGTTCGCGTCTAACCCGCAGCACCACCGCACCAGCAAAGGCAACCACCATGACAACCCCCATCACCATGCAGGCCGTCGAATCGTCGCAGATCCACAGCATCGGCCATGATCCCGCGACCAACACCCTGGCGATCCGGTTCCGCAACAGCAAAGGCGAACCCTCGAGTCTCTATCACTACGAGAACTTCACCGCCGAGGAATTCGAAGAGTTCCGCGCCGCGAAGTCGATCGGCTCGCACTTCGGCAAGCACATCAAGACGTTCGACAAGAAGTACCCGTTCAAGAAGATCGACGAGCCAGCGCCGGCGGTAAGTGAGCTTTCGGCAGAGGAATAAGCCATGGGCGACATGTCGTTCCTCGGCGCAGAAACGCCGATTGCCCATGCTGCAGCGGCAGCAGCTGGCGTGCCGTCCGGGACGATCGTCGTGCGCGCCTCGAGCTGGGGCGCGCTCTTCGATTGCGCCATGCGGTGGGAAGGAATCCATCTGCTGCGCATGCGCAATGGCGTCGGACTGCGCGCGGCGCTGGGCACGGCGATCCATGCCGGTACGGCCAGCTTCGACCAGGCACGCCTGGATGGCACTGCAATCACGGCAGACGATGCAGCCGGTGTGTTCATCGACAAGCTGAAGGACCCGGAGAACGAGTACGACCCCGGGAAGGACGATCTGACGGTGCGCGAAGCACAGCGCATCGGGATCTCGCTGCTGACGCAGTACTGCTTGGAGGTTTCACCCAAGTACGACTTTGTCGCAGTCGAGATGGAAACCAAGCCACTCAATATCGACTGCGGCGGCGGGGTCATCGTACGCCTGACCGGAACCATGGATCGGGCGCGCGTGCGCCGCTCGACGCTCGGTGTCGGCATCGCTGATCTGAAAAGCGGTTCTTCAGCCGTGCAGCAGGGCGTGGCGGTTACCAAGGGCCACGGTCCGCAGGTTGGCACGTACGAGCTGCTCTACGAGCACACAACGGGCGACCCCATCAACGACACCTCCGAAATCATCGGCCTCAAGACAAAGGGCACGCTCGAGATCGCGACGGCGCCGGTGCGCAACGCGAAGCGCGTGATGCTGGGCACCGAAAGCAGTCCTGGCCTCATCCAGTTCGCCGCAGACATGTTCCGCTCGGGGCGTTTCTACCCCAACCCCAAATCGCTGTTGTGCTCGCCCAAGTACTGCCCGCGCTACAGCAGTTGCCACTTCCACGATTGACCACAGGCGATAGCCATGAACGCACCCACCGATCTCCAAACGATGAAAACCGCCGGCAATGTCGTGCAGGCCATGCCAGACCAGGCAGTCGACATGTTCACTGAGCGCGGCTTTGTCTTCGCCAATCGCGTTGCGAAAGCCTACGCAAGCAGCGACGCAGTGCCAGCGCAGTTCCGCGCCTACAACCTGAAGAAGGCGGGTCGCGAAGAGAACTGGGTCGAAAACCCTTCGGCGATCGGCAACTGCCTCGTGGCAATCGAAGTAGCACGCGCAGTACGGATGTCGATCACTGCTGTGATGCAAAACGCGGACATGATCGAAGGCAAACTGCGCTGGTCCGGCAAGTTTGTGATTGCGGCCATCAACGCATCGGGTCGCTTTACTCCGCTGCGCTTCCAGATGATCAACAAGGGCCCAATCACCGCCTCCTACAAAGAGAAGACGGGCTGGGACCGTGAGGCCAATCGGCCGATCATGGTCGACCGCTCAGTCGACGTCGATAACATCGAGTGCATTGCATGGGCGCTTCCCAAAGGCACGCCTGAGCCGCAGATCACGCCGGAGATGGTGCGCAAGTTCGAGGGCCGCATGCTCGACCTGTATAAGGCGCTCGGCATGCCCGTCATTGAATCGGCACCTGTGACGATGAAGATGGTTGTCGAAGAAGGCTGGTACGGCAAGTCCGGATCGAAGTGGCAGACCGAACTGCGCACGCAGATGTTCATGTATCGCGCCGGCAGCTTCTTCGGAAACATCCACGCGCCTGACATCGTGATGGGTATGGGCAGGACCTCCGAAGAAGAGCGCGACATCGTCGATGTTTTCCCGGACGGGTCGTACAGCGTCGGCAAAGAAACTGTGGACATCAACGATCTGCGCACGCGCGCTGCGCCGGCCGATGTCGTTCGGGAGCCTACTGACCACACCGGCGAAGTGACGCGCAATGACGATGCTGGTCAGTCGACCCCAAGCGATTCCGGCGCAACTCAAGGCAGTACACCTGGCGGCGAACCGAATTTCGAAGACGTGCGACGCGAGCTAATGGAAGCGAAGACGATCGAGGATCTCGACTTTGCGCGCAGCATGATCAAAAAGCTCGAAAACGAGGAAGACAAGGCCGAGCTGAACCAGATCGCCACGCAGCGCATGCGTGATATCGCGCCGCCGCAAGACACGCCTTCGCAAACCACCACATCGACGCGCCGCACCCGCACGCCGGTCAGCGTTGATTATCAACCTGCAGATTCGCGCGCATGCAGCCCTGCAGCATGTGAGCACGGGCAATGCCGACGAGAAAGACTGGCACACCATCAGCGACCGGGTGAACGTTGGCCTGGCTCTCTCGCGCCAGGCCTTTCCGGATCGCACCGACGTGCACGAGCTGATGGACCAGGCAGTGCTGGCCGTCGTGTCGCTCGGCAAGCGGTACCGGGCGGTCGGGCGCATGGTGGCCACTGGCCACGAGCTCACGGTCATTGGCGACGCGCTGCAGCTCATCGATGAGATGCAGAAGGAAACCACGCGCAGGCAGCAGCGTGCGGCCACGCTGGCCGTAGCTGACAGCATGCCGGCCGGCCACGTTGAACCAGGTGATACCGAAGTGCTCGAGACGAGGGAGGCAGCTTGACCTACGACATTTTTATCGGCGCATCTGCCACCACGGAGACAGCGCGCCAGCGCAGCGCGATCAGTGCCGCGGAGATCCTGCGCGATATCAGGAAATCCGTGGCATTGATAAATGCCCAGGCGCCGACAGAGCAGCAACTCGGTGCAGGGCACAGCTGCGCCAACATCAACGGGCGCCTGACCATGTTGGGCGAACCTGTCTTCGTGAATCCGTACCTCGACAACGTGCCGAAGATGCAACTCACGCGGAAGGTTGCAGAGAATTTGCCGCCAGGCTTTGCGGACGAGATGAATGCTTGGATGGCCGACTTTTTTGGGCGCGAATCCAAGGTCGTCCACATGCCCGGCATCGGCTTCTTCATGGGCCGCATGGCGTATGAACAACTGCAAGAGCACGTGCTATGACCACGATCGAAGTGCGCATTGCGCCGAAAGACTTGCACCAACAAGTACCCGGCGTTGCAAGTGTTTTCGCGATGCAGAAATGCCGTGAGGCAGGCATCCCTGTACGCGGCATCTTCACCTTTGAAGGGGTTGCGCATGGCACCCTGATGCTCGATCGCGACATGAAGACTGGCGACTACGTCTACCTATGGGAGCCAGAATGCAGGTACACGCTGGCTGAGATCGAGGCAGCGTTTCGAGCGCAGTTTCACAAGGCTGGCGAGGTCTGGTTCCCGTACGCTGATGAGGAATCGGCCGAGGAGGCGACACGCGATGCGTGGAGCGAGTTCGCAGATGCACTAAGTAAAACCGAGGGTTAAGTTGATGACACCTGAAAGCGAAGGCTCGTATATCGTCACACCAGCAGCGCAGCGGCCGGCCAGCATGAATGGCAAGTGCTTCTATTGTGGTCAGCGTATCGGGGAGCGGCACAAGGGCGACTGCGTGCTGATCAAGAAGACGGTACACGTCCGGCTGGCAATCGAATACACCGTTGAGGTGCCGGCAGACTGGGGAAAGGATTTGATCGAGTTCCAGCGCAATGAGGGCTCTTGGTGCGCGAACAACCTGATCGATGAGCTGGCGGAATTCGCTGACGGGCCGGATGGATGCCTGTGTCGCCACGCAGAGTTCACGTACATCGAGGACGTAAGTGGGCCGGTCCTAAAGGAGGAATAGGGTGAAAGTCGCTGAACTGGAAGGGCCATTGCTCGACTACTGGGTGGCGCGCGCCGAGGGCGAAGTTCTCGCGCCAGCGCATGCGGCGCCAGACCCAAACAGCGGAACGTACTGGCTCAAGATAGGGCGGTTCGCCAGCGTCAAGCCGTGCCCGCAGTACAGCTCACGCTGGTCAGATGGCGGTCCGATTATCGAGCGCGAGCAGATCGCGACTGTCTCAGCTGACTTCGGATGGGATGCCATCGTGTATGGCTTGGTGTGCGCTGGCGGCATTGAAGGGAGTGCCACCGGCCAGGGGGACCGTCCACTGATCGCCGCCATGCGCGCCTATGTGGCCAGCAAGTTTGGCGAAGAGGTGCCTGATGTTGACGCGCCGCCGGTGGCGAGCTAGGAGGGAGGATGGACGTCCGATTTACTGATCCGCGCAAGGCAGTCCTCACCGAGTCCGGCTATGGGCTAGATGCAATCGGCGCGCTGGATGGTGTGAGGCTGCCGCGCATGAGCATGGAGCTAGATGCAGAATATCGCCAGCGATTGAGCGCGAAGTTGGGCGGTGATGCGTGGGCGGAGATAATCAAGCTGGCACGCGATGACCCAGCTGCACATCGCGCCGTCTACATGGTCAGTTATCGCGACATGTCTCTTGAAGAAGCCGCTCTGCAACTCGCACTGACGCAGACCAAGGCTGTCGCGATCCTAAAAGCTGAACTGATGGAAGCACTGAAGTATTCCGTGCGGCCAGTCAAGATCGGTGCACAGGAATGGCGCGGCCCGGCGCATGAAGGGCCTGCAGGGGTGAAGGGCTAGGAGGAAGAAGGTGAAGGTTCGCCACATCAGAAAGCGCGTCAAGCGGCCGTCCTTCAGGATCACAAGAGTCGGGCCAACAACCCTCATCGAGCTGCGCGATCCCCAAGCCGTATCGCGCTTCTTTCAGCCCACTGAAGCGGAGTCGCAAAGAGCAGCGCAGTTCTTCGCGATCTCACCGGATTGACGCTGATCGTTGGGCGTCAATGAAGTCGCCCCATGCCTGCATCATCTCGCGCCGCTCGGGCAAGTACTGCGCGTGGTTGTAGGCCGCGCGCACTTTGTTCCGTTCGATATGCGCAAGCTGGCGCTCAATGACATCTGCCCGAAACCCCTGCTCATTGAGCGTTGTGGACGCGAGGCCTCGGAAGCCGTGGCCGGTCATGCGCCCCTGGTAGCCGAGCCGGTAGAGCGCGAACAGCATGGTGTTGTTGCTGATCGGCCCCTTGGCCTGGGCGCTGTAGAAGACGTATTCTCGGTGGCCATTGAACTCGCGCAGCTTCTCCAGCACGGCCAGCGCCTGGCGCGACAGTGGAACGATATGCTCGTTTCGCATCTTCATCCGGTCGGCGGGGATGCGCCATTCCGCCTTCTTTACATCGAACTCGTCCCACTTAGCCAGGATCATCTCCTTTGTGCGTGGGAAGGTGAGCGTCATGAACTGCAGCGCGAGCTTCGTGACCGCCTCACCGTGCTGGTCCAGGTCGATGTCGCGCAACAGCTGCGGCAGCTCAGCGGCCGAGACGCGCGCCATGTGCTTGACCGGTACGGTCTTCAGCGCTGCTGCGCTGTCTATGTCTGCGGCCGGGTTGCGATCGCAGGCGCCGAAGACGATCCCGTACTGGAATACCGCCCGCATGCGCTGCAGCACGCGCTTCGTCGTATCGCGCACGCCGCGGGCTTCGATGATCCGCAACAGGTCCAGGATCTCAGGCGCCTTGATCTGGTTGATCGGCTTGGCCCCGATCAGTGGGAAAACATCGTTTTCCAGGCTAATGAGGATGTTTGATGCATACCTGGGCGTCCAAGCCTCTTTTTGTGTGCTGTGCCAGTCACGAGCAACTGCCTCGAATGAATTCCCGGCCGCGATCTTTGCGGCGCGGCGCGCTTCGATCTTGAGCGCGCCAGGATCCTGGCCGGCGGCGACGGCCGCCCTGGCATTGTCGCGCTGGCCGCGCGCCTGCGCGAGACCGACGGTAGGGTAGGTGCCAAAGCCGAGGCGGTTCTCAGCGCCGCCCGGGCGTGTGTATTTGAAGCGCCAGAGCTTCCGGCCATCTGCCATCACCTCGAGGTACAGGCCGCCGCCGTCGAAGAGCTTGTAGGCCTTCTCGCGCGGCTTGGCGTTGCGGATTTTGGTATCGGTGAGGGGTTCGACGGTACGGGGCATCGGCTTTGGGGCACCAGGGGGATGGTGCTTTCAAGAATGCCCCGAAGAATGCCCCAAAAAATGATGGATGCCAACGAATTTAGGCGAACTTCAGCGGAACCGAAACAGCCCGTAGGCCTTGTAAATACGTTGCTCAGAGGTCTCCAGCGAACGCCGAAGGAAATGTTTGTGGTCCCGCCGACAGGAATCGAACCTGTATCTCACGCTTAGGAGGCGCGTGCACTATCCATTGTGCTACGGCGAGTGACCTGCCCCGGGTGACGCGAAAGGCCGCCCGAGCGAGCGGCGATTCTACGCAATTTGCCCCGCCAAGGCCAGACAGCCTAGGCCTTTGCAGCCTTTTCGGAAGCCGCTTCCACGGCCAGTGCCTCACGCCGGAAGTTGCGCGAGGCCGCGTGATAGAACGGCCGCGGGCAGAACTGCCGCGCCACGAATGAAGCCAGCAAGGTCGCGGCGAGCAAGTGGAACATCATGTTCTGGCTGCGCGTCATCTCCATGACGATCACGCTGGCGGTGATGGGCGCCTGCGTGGCCGCTGCCAGAAACGCAGCCATCGACACCAGCACCAATACGCGCTCGTCGGCAAGGCCCGCAGTGAGCTGCCACAAGTGCTGGCCCAGTCCCGCGCCAATTGCCAACGACGGCGTGAAGATGCCGCCCGGAATGCCTGCAAAGTAGGACGCCACAGTCGCGGCCAGTTTGGACGCGCCAAACCAGTGCGTCTCGATCGGGTGGCCGTTGAGCAGTGCAGCCACTTGCTCATAGCCGGTGCCATAGGTATCGCCGTGCGTGCTGGCGCCGATGCATGCGAGGACGACGCCACAACCAAACGCAGTCCACACCGGATGCTGTTGAACGCGCTGCCCGATGGCTGCGGGCAGAATCCCCGTAACACCGCCTAGCAACAGCTTGGCGAACAACCCGCCGAACACGCCACACACCAGCGCGGCCAGCACGATCCACGGCCACGCTTCGCGCAGAAACAGGATGGGCGCGTGCACCTGGAAATATGGGTTGTTGCCCACGACGGCCAGCGACAGGAAACCCGACGCCAGCACGCCTGCCAGCACGAGGCGGTCCCAGCGCAGGGACGCACCCTTGCCCAGTTCTTCAATGGCGAAGACCACCCCAGCCAGCGGTGTGTTAAACGCCGCCGCCAGGCCGCCGGCCGCTCCGGCTGTCAGCAGCGCCTGCGCATGAAAACCGACACGCACGCCGGCGCGATGCTGCCACCAAGATCCCCAAGCCAGCATGGCCGCCGCGCCCACCTGCACGGATGGCCCCTCGCGCCCGACGGATGCGCCCAGGAACAACGCCACTGCTGTCAGCCCGATCTTCCACAACGCTTGCGGAAAAGACACCAGCGTTGTCTGCGCCACCCCAAACGGCGGCAGATGCTGCGTGGCGATAACTTGCGGGATGCCGCTGCCGCGCGCCTGCGGTGCCACACGCAACGTCAGCCAGCGCAACGCCGCCAACCCCGGCGGCAGGAGCACGAGCGTCGCCCACGTGTAGTGCGTATGCAGGGCGCGTTGCCACGCCAGCGCGGTATCCGCCACCCACGAGAACACCAATGAGAACACCGCCACGCCCATCGCGCCGGCCAGGAAAATCGAGAACCGCAGCCCGTTGCGCGACATGCGCGAGGTTTGCCGGAGTTTGCGATCCAAGGCGCGCAAAACGCGCTCGCGCAACGCGGCCAACGGAGAAGAGGGTGGGGAGGGCGTATCACTCATGGAAAGGCAGGCAGGGGCCACGCAAACTGCGGCACAGAGGGACTATTGGAGCGGCGTGAAGCTTTGATGATGGTAGGGGTTTTGTGTGAAGCGCCCCACAATTCGGATGCGATTGTGGGGTAGCAAACGCTAAATCGAACGAACGATCGGTCACCGAATCTGATTTAAGTATTACGAACTTTGAGCTTGCCCCCGCAAAACGAATCCCTTGCTGAGGTTAAACTGAAGCAAGGAGAGATGTGATGACAAGCAAGACAAAGCGGGCGCAGTACACGCTGGAATTCAAGCTGGAAGCGGTACGGCTGGTGAAGAGCGGGCAGAGCATGGCAGTGGTTAGCGCGACCCTGGGCATCAGAGCGCAGACGCTGCATAACTGGGTCAAGGCGGAGCGGGAAGGCAAGCTGACTGGTGCGGGTATGAAGCCGGTCAGCCCGGAGCAGATGGAGCTGGCCCGGCTTCGGGCGGAGGTGGCGCGCTTGAAGATGGAGCGCGATATTTTAAAAAAAGCCGCAGCATACTTTGCGAAGGAGTCGGTGTGAGGTATGCGTTCATCGAGCGAAACCGACGTTACTGGCCGGTCTCGGTCCTGTGTGAGCTGTTAGGGGTCAGCCCCAGCGGCTATCACCAGCGCAAGCAACGCACAGTAAGCACCGACAGGCCAGATAGAGGCCGACTCAGTGACGATGCCTTGTTGGCCCACATCAAGGCGATTCACGCCGGGGTCAAGGGGGAGTACGGCTGGCCGCGCATGTGGAAGGAACTGCTGGCGCGTGGGGTGCGGGTGGGCAAGGAGCGTGTTCGCAAGCTGATGGCGCTGCACGGCATCCGTGCCCGCCACAAGCGCAAGTACATCGCGACAACCAACTCGAACCACGATTTGCCGGTGGCCCCCAATCTGCTGCAACGCGACTTTAGCCCAGCAGCACCCAATCAAGTCTGGACGAGCGACATAACCTATGTGGCGACCGCCGAAGGCTGGCTCTACCTGGTGGTCATCATCGACCTGTTCAGCCGGCAGGTGGTTGGCTGGTCGATGCAACCACACATGAAGGCCGAATTGGTCACGGACGCGCTGCGCATGGCCTGGTTCCGGCGCCGCCCGGAAGCCGGTGTGATTGTGCACACCGACCGGGGAAGCCAGTATTGCAGCCATCTGTTTCAAGACGCCCTGAAGGCGTATGGCATGCGCTCGTCAATGAGCCGCAGGGGCGATTGCTGGGACAACGCGCCGACTGAGAGTCTGTGGGGGTCGTTGAAGGTCGCTCGCCTGCACGGTCGCCAGTTCGCTACCCGCCGCGCCGCAATGGACGAGGTAATTGACTGGCTTGGCTTTTATAATGCCAGCCGACTCCACTCGACGCTGGGCTACGTCAGCCCCATGACGTTCGAGAAAAACTGGTCCGCAGCTCAGCAACACCGGGCTGCCTAA